CAGTAGGAACTGCTTTAGCACTGGTAGTAGAAACTGTTACATGTGCAGTAAATGAATTGCCAGAAGAAGGTACATTTACAGTAAATGTATCTGGCGGAATTAACTAAGGAGAGAACATGGCAGCCGTATACCCAGGGTCGATTAGAACTTTTACTACAAAAGCAAATACTGTAGATACTATTGACGCATCCCACCCAAACTTACTTCAAGATGAAGTTACTGCAATTGAGAGCATACTAGGAATTAACCCTAATATTTCTACAACTGGTTCAGGAGCATACACAAACGTAGCTACTTCATGGAATAACGTTTCCTCACGCCTTGCTAATTTAGAAAACGGAATTACAGCAGACGTCCATACCCAATATTTAAAATTATCTGGGGGTGGAACTGTTCTATCTACTAGCACTACTACAGTGCCTTTAGTAGTGCGTGGAGTTGCTAGTCAAAGCGCAAACCTACAAGAATGGAAAAACTCTGCTGGAACAACTGTTGCTGCTATTTCCATAACCGGAGAGGTATTAGCTACAGGAGCAACACAATTGTTAGATAATCTAGCTGTTGTTTCTTGGGTGTTTGGTTAAATATAGATGCCTATTTATGGTGTTGGTTTTTATGGTCTATCTTTCTATGGTGCTAATACCCTAGTAGATTTTGACGCATCCCCTTTTACTGCGGTCTCTACTGGGTACAACGAAATAGAACTAAAATGGACTGAACCTTCTGGTTCTTGGAGCAACCTTAGACTTTTAAGAAATCCTTTTGGGTTTCCAATGACCCCAGATGACGGAGACGTATTAGTCGCAGCTACACCTCAAGATGATGCAAGTTATTATCTAGACACTGGACAGGTTCCAAATAACTCTGGACTTATACCGGGCCATACTTATTACTATTCAATATTTGTACAAGAAACTGTACAGAATACGTGGGTTAAAGCAGGAGAAGCATTAGGAGTTTCTGTAAAAGATTACGGAACTAGAGAACAATTTTATGAATATTTACCAGCCATATTCAAAATTAAAAATACGTTTTCTGCTTCTGATAACGAAGATTCAATAAACGATGACCTATACAACTTTTTAAGTATTTTTGCTGTTGAACACGACCTATTTAAAACTTCTGCTCAAAATGTAAGTGAACGGTACGATGTTTTAAACTTAGACGGCAGGCTAATACCGGCTATGTTAAACCAATTTGGTTTGACATATGAACCCTACGTAGGTCTACAACAAGCACGAATTTTATTAAGAAACGCAATTAAAATATATTCTGAAAAGGGCTCTATACAAGGTTTAAAAACTTATGTCACAGCGTTTTCAGGCTACAACTGCAGACTAAAACCAATTACTAACTACATGCTAGATGTAAACTCATCATCTTTTAAAGAGTCTATTGGCTTTTGGCAAAGCATTTCTAACGCTACTTTAGTTCAAGGAGACGCAACAAGTGAGTCTCCAACAATAGACCCGTACAGCGAAGCATCATCACCGTCTAATTACCCAAACGGACAGGCAGGGTTTTTAAAAGTAACTGCCACAGCTGCAGCGGATGTAGAAATAGCTTGTGGAACATTGGATGTTAGAACATTAGGTATACCTGTTAAAAGCGGAACTTCTTACACGCTATCTGCGTACAGTAGAGCTAAAACTACCCCTAGAAACGTTGTATTAGATATTAGATGGTACTCCGAAAATGAAACATTATTAGGAACTGCTGGTGAATCTAGTGGTAACAACACTACAGGAGCTTGGACAAGACCAGCTTTTTCAACCTCTTCGGCACCAGTTAATGCAAAATTTGCGGTTCCTTACATAAGAATTGAGGGATGTTCTTCCGCTGAAGTTCACTACATTGACGCAGTTCAATTTGAAGAATCTGCAGAACCTACTAATTTTGTTGACGCAAGAAGAACAGATATAGTTTTAATCTCAAACAGAATTAACTTACTAACAAACCCTAGTTTTGAAGTCAATACAACTGGATGGTCTTGTAGCACTGCAAACGCTACTGTAGCAACTTCTGCAACAGGAGCTCTTGCTTTTAGTACTACATCACTTACTTTAACCCCAACTGTAGCTGGCGCAGTTACTTTAGAGACGTCTCAACTTACTAATTTAGTACCTGGTTCAGAATACGCTTTAAGTTTTTACGCAAAAAGAACTGGAGCAGCTACTACAGCAACAGCTAACGTATCTTGGTATACCGAAGGCGGAACGTTTATATCTACTACTGCTGGAACAGCTACAAATGTTGGAACTACGTTTGGCAGAGTTTCGCTTGTAGCCACTGCTCCTGTAAATGCTAAAAACGCAATTGTTAAAATATCTTGGGCTGGTGGCACAGGTAATGTACTATTTGTTGACGCTGTTTTGTTTGAAAGAGCATCTTATGTAGCGCCATACTTTGATGGAGCGGGTGGATATCTTCAAATTGGTGACTTAGTGTGGGAAGGTACTCCAGGTTTGTCTAGAAGTCATTATTATAAAAATAGAGAGTTAGTACAAAACAGGCTTGCTGCAACTGTCGGAGGGTATATAACTCACGGAACTCCTTGGGCCATCTTTGTAGCGCAACCAGACTAGCCCTTTTTGTAAGAGTTGTGTATGCTGGCATCTCCGTCAAGGAGGTACCAAATGAGACGAGTAACCATAGCGGTTATAGGAAATGGCAAAACTTCAAGAGCAAACGTAGAGGCTTTATTAAACGATACTATTGAGTCGTTTGACGAGACCTACATAGCTTTAATTTACGATAAAGCCCCTTCTGAGGGTGTTGTATGGTCTAAACAATATGCTGATAGTAAAGACTTACCTTATAAAGAATATTCGGATTTAAATTTTTCTAGTTTTGTTACGGACAATAAAGACAGAGAAACAAAGTTTTTTATACTTTGGGATGATGAAGATTTTGAGTGTGTTGAGGCAATTAGGTGTTCTCAAAAACATAACATAACGTCTTTTGATTTAACTAATGGGCTAGTTGCTATAAAGTCAATAACAACAGACATAAAGCCTAGACAGTTTGAGAATATGCCAGAAGTTGAAACTAAAGTTAACCCAATTGATTACAGCAAAAAAGAGGCTAAAAATGAATCTAATTTTGTAAAGGTTACTGTGCATGAGGATGATGATGAAGAGGAAGACTACGAAGACGACGACGAGGGTGAGTATGAGTCCTCAGATATAATATTAGAGGCTGTTGAAGAGATAGCTAAAATATTTGCAGTTGCTATAGCAAGCGCTATAAAAGAGGCTATGGAAAAAGGACCCGATGAGCCTAAGTAGAGACGCTAGATATGCCTTAAACCTTTTTGTGTCTGACCCTGATTTACGGGTTAATTCAGAAACCCTTCGTACTCTTATGGGTATAGGAAGACCAAAAAGTCGTAAATTAATTGTAGAGCTGGAGTCTGCTGGCTACATAATTAGGTCAACTAATACGGCGTTTGGAACAGCACTACGAATTTCACCGAAGGTACAGGTTTCTGTACCCTCGGATACGCTATATAGCGATATAGCCTTTAGCCCTATTTCTAATAGCCTAAAAGCCAATATCTCTTATATAGCTACAAATAAATTCTTTGACGAAGTCAAAGAGAACGGGGGAAGCATGAATGACGAGATGTATCGAAGCCTGTTTGGCTCAAAGTCCACAAGTGATTTTGAAACCGACCAAAGCGCTAAGACGGATAAACGTAAGCGTCATCGAGATAGCGTAGAAGTTTCTAAGTGGAACTCTAAAGATGTGGCTTACGAGTTTGCTGACCGCATGATGGACCTGTGGAATATCCCCCCATTCCGCGTTACACAGTCCCGTTTTGTTATGGCTCTTGCAGGTATGCGTAAGAAGTTTCAAACCAATGGCGCCATAGAGGTTGCCATGATTGACATTTTCTTCAGTGCAATTCAACATGACAAATATAAGGATGGGAATCATCTTTGGCGTTCTTTCATTCGTATAGCCCCTTCCATTGTTGAGCAGGCTCGAATATCTGTAACTACACCAGAACAGAGAGAGACTGCTATTGTTGAGGCCAAGGCTCAAGCAGCCAAAAAACTGGCCCTATTTGATGACGAGGATTAATGTTCAGTTTAGATAACCTACCTATCCGTAGACGTACTTGGATACAAATTGCATCTCTTCCAAAGGCCAGAATTGGCTGGGAGTTGACCGACTGTAAGGACGTACCTACCGAGGCTCTTGATAGCCTCTCAAAATGGCTCACAGGGCTTTACAAGGGCAACGTAGTGTCAGCCGTAGGACGCCAGACTTGCGGTCTTGGCCTACTTCTTTACGGGTTGCCTGGTAGGGGCAAGACGACCGTGGCAGTTACCCTCCTACAGGAGATTATGAGGACGGCTACCCCAGAGGCTTTAAAGATTGGGGAGGGCAAGACGCTAGTCCGACCTTGCTACTTTATAACCTTTAACTCCCTTTTAGATTTGAAGGGGACTTTGATGGATGAGCAAACTGAATCTGACAAGCTTTTGTATGACGGTATTTTGGGAGAAAGCTTAGACGATGCCTACAACGTAAGAGTTTTGGTTTTAGATGATGTAGGAAAAGAACATGCAAGTTTGTCTGGTTGGCAAAAGAGTATGCTTCACCACGTTCTTAGGACTCGGTACAACAACGGACTTCCCACTATAGTTACTACCAACGTAGAGTTAAAAAATTGGTCGGGACTTTACGGAGAGGCAACAGAGTCTTTTGCAAATGAGGCTTTTATGTATTTAAACATGGATAACATAAACGATTTGAGGAGATAGTTATGGAGCTAGATGGTTTGCCAGTTGTTGTAGCAGATGATGATTTTATTGAGTATCTTTACGAACAAAGTTACGAAGGCACTATTGATGTAGCAGAATTAAATTTTGAGTATAAACAGTGGGCAAAGGAAAACGTCAATGGGTAAAAAAGATTTGAGAGAACATGGGTATTTAACTGTTGATGAGTTTGTGGCTATGCTTCAACCATCTCTTAAAGATTATTTAAAAAATAATTGGAGTTCAGACAAAGACGCTTTGCATCACCCAGAGGATTTGTTTTCTAACGCTTCAATCTATTTTGACGTAGCCTTAAATGTAGTTGGACATTTTGGAATTCAAGGTAAGCGTGAGTGATTATAAATTAATTCAAGTTTTTTTAAGTCAAAGCTCTACAAATCCAGGACCAGGGATTTTTGAAGTAAGCGGAGATGACGAACAAAATTTGAGATGCACCTGCCCAGGGTTTAGCGTTAAAGGGACATGCAAACATACCAAGTATGTTGCGTTAGCCATTGTTGAAAACGAAGGGGTGTATCCAATTGAGGTATCGACAAAAGCTTCCCTCGCAGAAACAGAATTAGCAAGACAAGACCCAGAGAAGTTTAGAGAGTTTCTTTTAAAGTATGGAAAGATAAAGGTGTTCTAATGGAGAGAGGTGATATTAGTAATTCTCTTCCTCCTCGCATTTTGGTTACCTTTGATGTGATAGTGGACGAGTACGTTGACAAACGTAAAATACTTAATATCATTCCTGTTAATAAAACAAAGACCCATTACAACCGTTTAGTTTTAAGTCATTTGTATTCCGTTACTCTAAAGCGCGGTTGGACCTTAGAGCTGGTAAGTTTCAAACATGACGAAGAGGAGTTGGTAGAAGTGATGCAGAGTTTAGACCAGTACGCTACTAATCCCTTTAGATATGCAACTCCTTATAAGTCTGTAGAAAAACTTGTAGACGACCTGCCATACAGAGCAGAGGTCGCAGGGGTAGTTGACCTTCCTACTCGCTTAATGCGGTACGGGAGCTGGGGATTGGATTTCCCTAACCTATGACAAACGAAGCAAAGTTAATTAGTGCTGCACTTCAAACTAGAGATTTATCTGCCCTATTTGAACGAGGCGTAACAGACTCGTGGTTTCCAGACCAAGATGA